CTTTGTCTTTGGGGTATTAAAACCATTACTTGATTTTGAATTTATTTTAGCCAAAGCATCATTTCCTTGTATAACCTCTTTCATGGATATATCATCCCAAGGTTCTATATAAATCTGCATAACTTGCTTTGCAAATTCTAACTCTTCTTGGTCTATATTTTCCACTGGTGAAAAAGATTTTCTAGCAACATCTTTTACAGTATGTGGGCCATTAACTCGTAAATTAGCTGGCTGTCTCGAAACAGGAAATAATCCATATAATTCGCTAGGTTCAAAATCGGTATTTTTTGGAGTAGATATATTAAAATTATGGTCTAATTTTATACCACTAAAATCTTTGAAATCTTTCTTGCTAAATTTTGTCTGTAGAGTTAGTCCTACTTGATTAGAGAGTAACTCGCGAATATGTATAATCTGCTCATGGGTGAGCCTTAAAGACACCCCTGTTCCTGTTGCAGAGTTTCCTGCTATGTGAATGCCCATTATAACTCCATTTTGATTTATAACTGGTGAACCACACAAGCCTTTTCCATGTATAGAATAAAAAATATCATTGGGTTTAATTGAATATTGCCTAGTATATGGTGTGGGGATTTCTACTCCCTTTCCAGGAATTCTACTTATGTCTATTAAACCACCAGGGACTACTACATAATTTTTGGTTACTTCTTCTGGAATGGTGAAAAACTTTGAAATGTCTTTGAACGGACTTGGATAATTGGATGGTAAATCCCACATACTCACATCTGCATTATCTATAGTTGTCTTTTTATGTACTAACATACTATCTATAATTCTGTGGTTCAGTGCTTGATTCTTATAGACTGTTACAAAGGCCGTATCATGTATTGCTACATGATTTACTGTTAAAAATGACCTACCGGAAAAAATCCCGGTACTATGTATAACTTTTGAATCCTTTGGAAAATACAAAGATATAGCAAAAATTTGATTTTGAATTACTTGAATACCAGGGTGCAAATTCCCAGTGCTAGCCTCATTAAATTTTTTCAATATTTCCATGCTGTCTACACTAAGTGTCTCATCTTCAAAACTTCCTTCTGATCTTTGAAATAATTTATACATTAAACACATAGTTGCTATTCCTAGTAACATGGGTGGTCCAAATTTCAAGAAATTAGACCAATCACCAGATATATATGCTTTTAATTTATCTAGTTGGCCATTTATTATCTCGTCAAATTCTTCTTTTACTAATTTACTTATAAATTTAAAATAATCCCAAGATTCTCTTATCCAACTCTCTGGTTTAAACATTCTCTGAATATTCTTGACTTTTTGAACATCTTCCTGAGTAGGCTCATTATCTACTTGTTGTTCTTTTTTTAGATCATTGGCACACTCAATTATAGTTTTAAGCCAAGCCCATATGTAATTCATATCTCCTTCGCAATTTATGTATGGATCTATCTTATAACCGTTCAGATTTATAAAGTCTTTCAAATCACGAGGAAAGTCGTTTTCCCATTTCTCAGTAACAACATTGAAGTATTTAAATGATAGCTCTCCAAACATACCTCCATTTCGTCTCTCAATTTTACTAAAATCAAACACATAAGCTCTTCTCCAAAGTGCTCTAATATCCGAAATTCCATCTGCTTTAGTCAAACAGTGTAGTTTTGAAAAGTTGTTTGATGTTAATAAAATTATTTCACTAGTCATAAATTTAGTGTCTTTTAGTTCTGCCGTAGCACAATCTAAAGGACACATAACTGGAGAGACAAAATTTATATATTGTCTCCACTGAGATATACCTTGTTGTCCAACATCATCTGAATAAAAAATATCTTGATTATTATATGTATCATAAAAATCTTTACCATCAGTATTAGGTTTTGTTATGTGAGAATATGAACTACGTTCTAAACACTTAATAATTCCATTCATACAAACTGATTTCAAACAACCTGGTGGTCCTTCAAAGACGAAACATACAGGTTCCAGTCTTGTACTTTTTTCATACGATGCAACTGTCTTAATTAATCCTCCAAAATTCTCTAAAATGGAACCAAAACCTCTCGATTTCGCTTTCCATTCCTGTACGCTAGGATTTTCCTTAATTTTCTCTTTCATTGCATTTACCTCCAATCTAAAATTTGCGTCTAAGACTACTTTTTTATCTGAATTCCATTTCTTATATAATTCATTCATTTTATATCCAATTTCAAATTTAGTTAAATCACATAGATTAATTATCCATTGTGATATTTGAGATGGCAATTTAATTGGAATAAATTCTAAAAAGTTCTTTAAGAAATCTGATATTACTGAATAAAATTTGAAAAAACCTGAAACATCATCAAAGATTTTAGCGTTTGTAAACATGGACATTCTTCTAAAAATCTCAAATAACTTAGGAGGCAAAATCATACTAGCTGTGGCTAATAAAGAAGTTGCCAACATTTCAGGTTCCCACAATTTTACAGTATATTCTCCTAAAACATAGATCTTATAAATATCTAATAACGAATTTAACAAATCCGAGACTCGCAACATCTCTAGATTAGTACATTTTAAAATTAATTGAGATACACTAATTAAAAGATTATTAATTAAGGGACTATGTTTTTCATAAAATAATAA